ACCAGTAGTTGCCTTTTCTGGTGGCGGTGGTTCTTCAGCAGCTGCTACTGCTACTATTGCTGGTGGTGCAGTTACATCAATTGCTGTTACAAACGTAGGTTCTGCTTACACATCAGCACCTGCTGTAACAATACCGAAAGCTCGTTTAACTGTTCCTACTACAGGTGTAGCGCCGTCACCAGACCTTATTACATATACTGCTCACGGATTAGTCGCCAATTCTGCGGTTGTGTATAACAATGGCGGTGGTGCATCTGCTACTGGTTTAACATCAGCTAACACTTATTACGTTGCTACTGCTGGATTAACATCAAGCACATTTGAACTTAAAAGTGCTCTTACTTCAGGTACTATTGCAGCTACGGTTGCTACAGTTGGTGGTGTTGGAACTTTAGCGGCAACAGTTGCTGTTTCTGGTTCAGCCGGTCAATTTACTTGTGGTGGTTCTACCTTAGCTGCTGGTGACCTTGTTACAATTACAGGTACATTAGGTGGTACAGGTACAATCACTGGTTATGTAACTGGAACAATATATAAAGTTTCTGCTGTAACAGGTGTTTCACCAGGTGTTTCAGGATTTACATTAACTACTACAGGTGATGTTGCTCTTGTTACAACTGCAGGTAGTTTAACTGGATTAACTTATGTTACTACATTAAACACTGCTGCTGGTACATTTAGTTGTGGTGCTTCTACTTTAGCTGCTGGGGATAGAGTTACGATTACAGGTACATTAGGTGGTACAGGTACAATCGCTGCGTATGCTACAGGTACAACTTACAAAGTTACTGCCGTAACAGGTGTATCTCCAAACGTAACAGCGTTTACATTACAAACAAATGCTGGTGCTGCTATCGTTTCTACACCTGGTACATTGACTGGATTAACATATTTAAAAGAAACAGTTATTGATATTTCAGGCACAGGTAATAATGCTCAATACTTTGAGAAAGTTGCTTCAGTTGCAGCTACCGCTTCTTCTGTTAGAGGTTCTGGTGATACTGGTTCACATGGTGAACATGCTGGATGGGTTAAAAAGATTGTAGGCACTGGTGGTCGTGCTGGTCGTATTCAATATGAAACATTAGTTGCTATGGGTTCTATTACCGGCGATGCACCTGATGATATTCAATTCCCAGACGCATAATAATGCAAAAGTCGTTTAGTAAATTTGTTTCCGAATGTAGGAGAGTAAGTTCTCCTACTAAGGATACAGTAGATCTTAAAAAACAAGAAACTAGAAATGAATTAAATTCTAATTTATTGAAACATCTTAATGTTGGATTTGATAGTCCAGATATAGCATTAGCCAGAGTTAGGCGAGAATTGGAACTTTATGGTATTAATTTACCTAAAGTTTCTTTATATTCAAATGATACTAAAGAAAGTATAACCCATATTCAACAATATGGTGTAGATATAGACTATTATTGTTATTTTACATATGAATTGTCTAAGGATGGTTCATATGATTGCTTTGCGGCTGTTACTGACGAAAATGGACTAAATTCATTGGTGGAAGATGATATAGAATAATAATGAGTATTGACCTTAATGATGATAATTTTTTGATATATTCGATAAAATGTTATGTATCGCCACACTATTTGAATAGTGAATTTGAAAGTGATTTAAAACGTATCAAATACATCAAAAGATTAATTCGAAGATATAAATCCGGTAAAGAATTAAAAGAAAGATTAATACTCAATCATATAATTCTACTGTATAATATCTTTGGAGTAGAAGGTGCTACTAGAATATTATTCTTTAAGATTGACAATATAGATTATGATGTATTAAAAACATTTTTAATTTATTTGAATTATTTACCAAATATGGTATACGGAATCAACGGTATAGACATACATACCAATGAGATTCCGGTGGATTTAAATATTGCAAACATATTGAGACAACTATGAAATCGCTTAGAAGTTACTTCACAGAAGAAGTAGACAAAAAAGATACAATCACATTTGATATTCCGCTATTAATTCGAGTATTGGAATTAGCCCGAGAAGATATTAAATCGGATATGGATTTGCATCGGGTTGTGGAACGTCTTATTGACATTCGCAACAAAGGTACATTGACAATGGATGATTACAATTTTGTCGCTAAATTAAAAGAAGAATATGTAAGTGAAGATGGTGCTGTAAGTGCCGGTCCAACTTGTGTAGTTGGTGGTGGTGCAATTGCAGGTACTGGTTCTGGTCCTGATAAAAAATCAGCTGAACCATCTGGACCATATATGGGTTTTTTTAGAAGAAAGAAAAAGATTCTTGGAGGTAAATAATGTTAATTTGGTTATTGAATTTTCTTCCGGCATATTTTATCCATGTTTTAATATTAGTTTCAATTATTGGGTACATTTATAGTTCATCAATTTCTTTATTAGTGCCAGCTGTTTCATTATACTTAAAACCATTATGCGCAGCTTTATTAATTTTTGGGTTGTTTGCAGAAGGTGTTTCATATGGATTATCTGAATTGAAACATGAAACCGAAAAATATAATTTAAAAGTTAAAGAACTTCAAATTGAGTCTGAAAAGAAAACAATTGAAGTTATAACAAAATATGTTGATAAAGTTAGAATAGTAAGACAAAAAGGAGAAGATCGTGTCGTTTACGTTGATAAAATTATTACCCAAAAAGATAATTCTGATTGCAAGTTGCCTGATGCTTTCTTCATGCTCCACAATTCGGCTGCAACAGATACAGATGCCAACAGCACCGGAACTGTTAATGAAAAGACCTCCGGAGACACTACAAGTAATACCAAATAATACTAGTCTTTCGGAATCAACAAAGATTATATTGAAAAATTATTCAACATATCATGAGGTAAAAGAACAATTAAAAGCACTTCAAGATTGGTATTTGGAACAAGCGTTAATTTTAGATAATAAATAATAGTATACTTTAATATAATGTAAAAATGTGATATAAAAATAAAGGTTATCACATCATGAAACAAGAACACTGGTTAAAAGAATATTGGAGACCATCAATGGGATGGTTATACATGGCAATATGTGCATTTGATTTTATCATATTTCCATTACTTAGCATGTTTTTACCAAATATCACACATCAACCATATACAATATGGAAAAGTTTAACATTAGAAGGTGGTGGATTAATTCACTTATCATTTGGTGCTATTTTAGGAATTACTTCCTGGACCCGTGGCCGTGAAAAATTGGCCAACACTACAAATCAGGTTGAATAATTATGTCAGTACCTCCAGAATTAGCAACAAATTTACGCATCGATGTTGAAGTGTTAAAGAAAGATGTTACCTCTATTACTACCCTTTGCGAAAAGATGGACAAGGTTATCGAGAAACTTGTAGACCACCAAGATGTAATAATTAATCAAATATACCACGATATGGATAAAAGAAGAGCCGATACTAATGTTGAAATCAAAGATTTACATTCAAGGATAACTACTGTTACAAGAGAAGTGTCCGACCGTGTTAATGAAACCGAAATTCGCATTATGGAAGAAATAAAATCACTAAGAAACGAACTTCGTGTACATAATGATCGTGAAGATAGTGAAATAAAGAAAATATTACAATGGAAATGGACTATCGTGGGAGCAATATTTGTGCTTTCATGGTTGACAAGTCACATAGATTTTGTTAAACTGTTCATATCTAGTTAATTTTATGAAATTTCATTATGAGCATTTTTATTGACCGAAAATACCTACACCTTGTATCACCCAAACTATTAAGATTCTCAAAGAAAAAGGACGACCTATACAACTTTCGTTGTCCTTTTTGTGGGGATTCTAGTACCAATAAGTTAAAATGTCGAGGTTTTATTTACCGAAAAAAGAATGATTATTTCTTTCGGTGCCACAATTGCAATCTAGGACATACAATGTATAACTTCCTAGAGTTTGTAGACCCCAATGTATGTAAACAGTATGCGTTAGAAAGATTTTCTAATGGTGAAGATAGAAATCAAAATTATGAAAAACCCAAATTTGATATTCCAAAGCCGCAATTCAAAAAGAAACTCATAGATTTACCAACAATTAAATCTTTACCTGCCGATAATATTGCTAAAATATATGTGGAGAGTAGAAAGATTCCATTGGAAAAACAAAATAATTTGTATTACTGTACAAATTTTAAAGAATTTTGCACTAAATTTTCTGTGCCAGAAGAAAAACTACACAATTTACCAGAAGATGATAGATTGATTATTCCATTTGTGGACTCCCATGATAACCTCATAGCGTTTCAAGGTAGAGATTTACACGATGGAAAGATTAGATATATAACCATCAAATTAATGGAAGAGTCACCAAAAATCTTTGGACTTAATACAGTCAATATGAGAAATATGGTGTATGTGGTTGAAGGACCTATTGATAGTTTATTTGTTGATAATTCTATTGCTACCGCAGATTCAAACTTATCATTTGCGGAGACTGTTGTAAATAAAAACAACATGGTTTTAGTGTTTGATAATGAACCTAGAAATATTTCATTAGTTAAAATTATAGAAAAATCTATTAAAAATGACTTTACCGTGGCATTGTGGCCACAATCAATAACAGAAAAAGATATAAACGATATGTTTATTTCAGGTAAAACCAAATCTGAGATAAAAAGTATTATAGATAGTAATACATTTAGTGGGTTGAGAGCAAAATTGGAATTTAATAATTGGAGAAAAGTATGAAGGTAAAGTTAGTCAGTTGAGTTTATGTAAATTATAAATAATTCTATAAAGGAGATTGTTTATGAATTATGAAAAAATTTATGCGGAAATTATAATTAAACATGGAAGTCAAAATAAGTTTGATTGTTACTGTGAATACCATCATATAATACCTAGATGTTTAGGCGGTAGTGATGATAAAACAAATATGATATATGTTGTTGGTAGAGTTCATGTGTTGCTTCATTGGATATTATGTAAAATATATCCAACTAATAGAAAAATATTTAATGCTTTTCATGCAATGACGATAATTAATGGACACAATGGAAGAACTATTAATACTAATATTATCGAATCGGCTAGAAAATATAATGCTCAATCTAAAATAGGAGTTCCTCGTTCTGAAGAAACTAAACAAAAGATAAGTAATTCTATGATTGGAAATAAACATAGTGAAGAAACTAAACAAAAAATAGGGTCTGCTACGAAAAGTTATAGACAAAAATATAAATTTTCTCATAGGGAAGAAACTAAACAAAAACTTAGTGAATCTCATATGGGGAAAACTCTCAAGAAAGAAACCAAACAAAAGATAAGTGATTCTATGATTGGTAATAAAAAATTAAAAACTGTGTGTCCACACTGTAATAAAGTTGGAGGGTATCCTCAAATGATACAATGGCACTTTGATAACTGTAAAAGGAAATAAATTATGCGTGTGAAGTTAATTAGTTATAGTCAACCAACAAAAGATATGGAACAAGAAGGTCTTGAAGATTTACAAGATTTAATTGCATATTGTGCTAGAGTTAGCAACCCATCTAACCAGTTGAACATGGAGACGTCCGAAAAGTTAATTCGATATCTATGTAAGCATGCACATTGGTCGCCTATGGAAATGGTCTCCGTGTGTATGGAGGTCGAAACCACTAGAGATATTGCCCGTCAGTTTCTCAGACACCGTTCCTTTTCATTCCAAGAGTTTTCACAACGATATGCAGACCCGACAAAAGATTTAGATTTTGTAGTTCGTGAGGCCAGACTTCAAGATACAAAAAATAGACAAAATTCAATTGAAACGGATAATGATTATATTAAAGAACGATGGGAAGATGAGCAATTAAGTGTTATCAATCGGGCTAAACAGGCCTATCAATGGGCAGTAGACAATGGTATTGCCAAAGAACAAGCCAGAGTAGTATTACCAGAAGGAAATACAATTAGTAGAATGTATGTGAATGGAACATTACGTTCTTGGGTTCACTATATACAAGTAAGAAGTGAGGGAGCAACTCAAAAAGAACATAGAGAAATTGCTATTGCCTGTGCGGAAGTAATTTCTAGTATTTTTCCAATGGGAAAAGACTTCGTAAGTGAATAACATTAACAATAATAACAAAGTGAAAGGAAGTTAAAATGGATATTACTCAAAGTATTTTATCTGATATTACGGTATTTAATAAGTATGCAAAATATTTACCGGAGATAAAACGCAGAGAAACATGGGAAGATTTGTGTGACCGTAATTTGGCTATGCACATTAAGAAATACCCGCAGTTAAAGGCAGAAATTAAAAAAGTGTATGCTGATTTTGTGATGACAAAGAAAGTATTGCCATCAATGAGGTCATTACAGTTTGGTGGTATGCCAATCGAACTATCAAATAATCGTGTTTATAATTGTGCATTTTTGCCAATTACACATGAGGATTCATTCTCCGAAACTATGTTTCTATTATTAGGTGGTACAGGTGTTGGTTATTCTGTACAACTACAACATGTTGCACAATTACCTTTAGTCCAAGGACCAAAAGAAAAAACCAGACGATTTTTAGTTGGTGATTCTATCGAGGGTTGGGCAGACGCAATTAAAATTCTGGTGGAATCATATTTCCATGGTAAATCCGACCCTGTATTTGATTTTCGTGACATTCGACCTAAGGGGTCAAGATTAATCACTTCCGGTGGTAAGGCGCCAGGTCCAGACCCATTAAAAATATGTATTGAGCATATACGTTCAAAACTTAATATTGCCATCGGTAGAAAATTAACAACATTAGAAGTACATGATATTTTATGTCATATTGCCGATTCTGTATTAACTGGTGGTATCAGACGAGCTGCCATGATTTCATTATTCAGTAAATCGGATATGGATATGTTGACTTGTAAATCTGGTATGTGGTGGGAATTAAATCCTCAACGTGGTCGTGCTAATAATTCTATTGTACTAAATCGTAAAGATATTACAGAAGATGAATTTGCTGATGTGTGGGAACGTATTCAAGCATCTGGTGCTGGTGAACCTGGAGTATTCTGGACAAACGATTATGAGTGGGGAACTAACCCTTGTTGTGAAATTGCCCTTAATCCATTCCAATTCTGTAATTTGACAGAAATCAATGCTTCTGATATTGTAGACCAAGATGATTTAAATGCTCGGGCTAAAGCTGGTGCTTTCTTAGGAACACTTCAAGCTGGATATACAGACTTCCACTATCTTCGTCAAGAATGGCAAGAGCAAACTGAAAAAGAAGCCTTAATTGGTGTTGGTATGACAGGTATTGCTTCTGGTGCTGTATTAGAGTTAGATTTAGGATTAGCTGCTGAAGCTGTACTAGAAGAAAATGCTAGAGTTGCGGCAATTATTGGAATCAATCCAGCTGCAAGAACTACTACTGTTAAACCATCCGGAACTTCATCCTTAACTGTTGGTTCATCTTCTGGCATTCATGCATGGCATAATGACTATTATGTTCGTAGAATGAGAGTGGGTAAAAATGAACCCCTCTATAAATATATGTCGGAAAACATTCCAGATTTAATTGAAGATTGTTATTTTAAACCACATATTGAAGCCGTAATGTCATTTCCACAAAAAGCACCTAAAAATGCTATTTTAAGAACTGAATCATTTATGGAACTATTAGAACGAGTTAAGAAATTTAATCTTGAATGGATTCGTAATGGACACAGAACTGGTAATAATTACCATAATGTGAGTTGTACAATTTCTCTAAAAAATAATGAATGGTATCGAGCAGGCCGCTGGATGTGGAAGAATAGAGACCATTATACTGGCATTTCTGTATTACCTTACGATGGTGGTTCATATAAACAACCTCCATTTGAAGATATTACAGAGGGTGAATTCAATGACATGGTAAAACATCTACACGCAATTGACCTAAGTAAAGTAATAGAAGAAGAAGATAATACAGCAGCTAGAGACGAAATTGCTTGTGCCGGTGGTGCTTGTGAGGCCGGCCAAGAATGATAGAATATGTATTATGTTATGCTACTAGTTTTACTTTAGGTGCATTATTTGGTGGAAGTATTATATTATTATTAAATTATAATAAAAATCATCGAACAGATTGACATACTATGTGGCATTTATGGGCAAAGGCTCTTGGAGAAAAAGCATCTAGTGATGATAAAGAAGCAGATAGTATTGCAATAATTAGAACTATAATAGTCCTGGTTTATGTGATAACTAACTTTTTTATTGTTGCTGGTGTTATTCGACATTGGTAATCATTAATAATAAAAATAAGGAAGAGATATGGCAACGAAATACACATCAGCGTCATGCGCATCATGCGAATCAACATTTGGAGTAGATTTTATGGAAGAAATGGTATCGGAAGATTTACCTCAATATTGTCCGTTTTGCGGAGAAGAAATTGAAGATGTAGTTGAAGAATTTGGAGATGAAGAATTCGAAACACTTGACCCCGATAGCGATTTTACTGAAGAATGGTAAATTGGATATTCAATGATAATGAATTTACTTCGGCCGATATAACAGATTACATAGGATTTGTTTACATAATAGAAAATATATCCTCAGGTAGAAAGTATATCGGCAAGAAGTTATTTCATTCATCTAAAACAAAACAAATTAAAGGCAAGAAGAAAAGATATAAAGTAGAATCGGACTGGCAATCATACTATGGGTCTAATGCCGAGTTAATAACCGATGTTGATACTTTAGGTCAAGATAACTTTAAACGAGAAATAATACACTTATGTAAATCAAAAGGTATGTGTAGTTATTTGGAGGCTAAAGAGCAGTTTGTAAGATGTGTTATGGAAAATGATAGTTTTTATAATGGATGGATTATGGTTAGAGTCCGTAAATCACACTTAAAGGAATTTAATGTTAGACTCTCTAAAGCAAATAAAGACACAAGTACAGAATGATGGAATTTACTTTTTACCCTCAGAAGAAGAAGATGGTGTCACCAGAGTTCAAATTTTTGAATATGATACTCCAGGACATGACATAGGAAGTTCTTCTATGGGTAAAATGTATGACATTATATTTTTTAAATTTGATGAAGAAGAAAGTGATATCATATCCTATGACCACTTTGAAGCAATATTAGTTGAACCATTGGAATATATTTCTAATATGGTTAAGCATGGATTATACGGGCTGGTTGCCAGAAAGACAACAACATCGTATAATAATCTAATAAGTGGTATTTTAGAGTCCTTAAATGAACCTTATGGAGAAGAAGATGAACAAATTTATTCGTGAAGCGAAAAAGCGTGAACAAAGGAGAAATGAGATGCAAAAATATGAATTAAAAGAAAAACTAGAAAATGGTGTAGTTACTGTTGTATTCGAAAAAGTCAATGGTGAAGAACGTACAATGAAATGTACATTATTAAATGAATATTTACCTGTTAGTGTAGAAGTTGAAGGTAAAACTACTAGAACAGAAGGTGATAATGTATTATCAGTTTGGGATATTGAAAGTCAAGGATGGCGTAGTTTTCGAGTGGACAGTTTAAAACAAGTGATATTATAATTTTAAAGTTATTATGAAACCAAAAAATCTAAAAGAAGCAGCTCAAGTTGCACATGGTAGTAGCAAGGAACCAACATGGACAGATGATACCATGACAATTCCTCAAGCACTAACTTGGTACAACTATTTTTCCGACTTAAAAGATGCAAAAAAGTATACAATTAATTATTTGATTGCTAAAAAGTATGATAAAGAAAAAATCAAATTAGTACAAAACTTGGCCGATTGGCATTTTATTACTATTGGTTATGTTTGTCGTATTGCTGAACGTGGCGCACCTTTATTGCCAATAAATTACACATGGATTGAAAATAAGATTGCGGAATTGTTTGCAGCTACTGAAACTGTTGAGGAAGAAACAGTTGTTGGTTCACTTATTATTCCTACCATTTCAATTCAACAACGTGTCGAACAAGTTAGTCAAGAATTTATTGAGGAATTAGAATTAACTATTGATAATAGTATAAATTCTAAAGATTTTTCGTTTAATGCTTATGATTGGATGACAAAATCACTAATTAAACCCATGCACGCAAAGTCAATTTCTAAATATTATCAAACTAGATTGGCCGAAATTGCAGAAGCACTTAATGGCCAAGATGAACAACTAGTGGAAGCATACAAATTCTTAACCACTTCTCAATTAACGAAATATCATGCTCTTATTAAACGAATTGTTGATGATGCTGACAGGATTGTACATAATGGCAAATCTCAAAAAGTTCCAAAGAAAAGAAAAACCCCAACTGCTGAAAAATTGATATCTAAATTGATATATAAGAGAGAGGATGTCGATTATAAGATAAAAAGTGTTAATCCTATTGACATTTTAGGAGCTAAACAAGTATGGGTGTTTAATACTAAAACTAGAAAACTTGGTGTGTATGTTTCATATGTTGGAATGTCAATCAAAGGTACAACATTAACCGATTTCAATGAATCAAATTCAATACAAAAAACACTTCGAGCACCTTTAAATGTATTACCTATGGTCATATCTGGTACTAAATCTACATTAAATCCATTATTAGAAAATATTAATTCTATGCCAGTAAAAATGACAGGTAGAATTAATGCAGATGTGATAATTTTAAGAACAATTAAATAAGAGTATATTATGGCAATTTTAATAGATTTAAACCAAGTGCTAATTGCTGGCATTATGGTACAGATACATGGACAAAAGAATGTAAAATTAGATGAGGATTTAGTTAGACATTTAGTACTCAATATTATAAGGAATCATGTAAGAAAAAATAAAGCCGAATATGGCCAAGTGATTTTATGTTGCGATAATGAAAATTATTGGAGAAAAACATATTTTCCATTCTATAAAGCTAATCGTAAGAAACTCCGTGAAGCTTCAGCTGTTGATTGGAACATCATATTTAAAACAATCAATGCGTTAAAGAGTGAACTCAAAAATTATTTCCCATATAAATTAATTGATGTAGCTAATGCTGAAGCCGATGATGTGATTGGTGTATTGACACCTTTATTATCATCACATGAAAAAATACTTATTATCTCATCAGATGAGGACTTTTTACAATTACAAAAATATAAAAATGTTTATCAATATAGTCCAAAAGCTAAAAAACTAATTAAATCTACTAATCCAGAAATCGATTTAAAAAAGAAAATCATTACTGGTGATACTGGTGATGGTATTCCAAATATGTTATCTCAACATAACTCATTTGTATTAAAGATTAGACAGAAACAAATGACAGAAAAACGATTATTGGAATTAGCAAATACAGAAATGATTGCTGAAAATTTACAAGGTGAGCAATATAATTACTATATAAGAAATAAAACATTAATTGATTTTAACTATATTCCTGAAGATATCAGACAAAATATTGTTACTACATATAATGAAGCTAACACAAATAATAGAATGAAATTATTTAATTATTTTGTTGAAAAGAAACTTACAAACTTAATGGAATGCATAGAGGATTTCTAATGAAAAAAAATGTATATGAAATATTGGACGAATTTAAATTAGCAACAACTGAATTAGAACGTGGCCAGTGTTTAGCAAGAAACAATTCACAAACTTTACAGAATGTGTTAAAACTTACCTTTGACCCTAAATTTGAATTTTTGGTTAAAGAAATGCCATCTAATTATAAAACCCCAGATACATTACCAGGAATGTCAATGTCATCATTAGATTTAGAAATTAGACGATTGTATCTATTCAGAAAAGGTGATGCAACTGCCGAGAAATTGACAGAAAAACGTAGAAATGATTTATTTGTACGATTGGTCGAAACTTTAGAACCTAGAGAATCTGATGTTGTATTGGGTATTATGAACAAAGATTTAAAAATCGAACATTTAAATAAAAAATTAATCGATAAGGTCTTTCCAGGATTGATATAAAATATGAGTACGATATTAGTAACAGGTGGATTGGGATATATTGGTAAGATTGTAGTTAAAGAACTATTTAATACTGGACATAATGTTATTATTATGGACATTAAAAATACAATCGATAATGATAATATTCTAAAATACAGTAGTTTTATATATACTGGCAGAGATATAAAAAGTCCAAAAGATGTGTTTAAAATATTTACCGTGCATCCTATTGATGCTGTTGTACATTTAGCAGGAGAAATTTCTGTTGGTGAAAGTCAACAAAATGCAACAAAATATTATAATAATAACATCATTGGGTCTATTAATATCTTAGATGCAATGGTATGTTTTTGTGTAAAGAAAATAGTTTTTGCATCTTCCGCATCAGTATATGGAAATTCTCAGGTAGATAAACAATTATCCGAAATGTTATCTACTAATCCTACTAATGTGTATGCCAGAACAAAATTAATTATCGAACAAATCATGGCAGATTATAAATCTATACATGGAATTGATTCCACATCATTAAGATTTTTTAATGCAGCTGGTGCTGATGTAGATAATGAATTTGGAGAAGATCATGAACCGGAGTTTCATTTAATTCCAAATATATTAAATTCTTCTGACATTACAATTTTTGGAAATGATTATCCTACTCCAGACGGAACTTGTGTGCGGGATTATGTACATATTACTGATTTGGCCAAAGCCATAATATTATCATTAGGTAAATTTGATTTACCAATTGTCAATGTTGGTGGAGGAAAAACATATTCCAATTTAGAAGTTGTAAAAAAAGTAGAAGAACTTACTGGACATAAGAAAAATATAAAATTTGGACCAAGAAGGTCCGGAGACCCAAGTATTTTACAAGCTAATATATCATTGGCCGCAAAACAATTGGGATTTACACCGCAGTATTCTGATATTGATACCATTATCAATACTGCTTTCAAATGGCACACAAAATAGGAACAAAGAACTAAAATGGCTAAAGGTTTGAAAAGGTTTCAGGACTTTACTTCTGGAAATGATTATTCTGATGATTATCTCGCACAAAAACGGATTAGAGAAAAACATAGAGAATATTCCAAAACAAAAAAAGTAAATCATCGTGATGATGATGAATATGATGAAAAACAATTGCATAAATTTAAATAGTAATGCTTGACAATTTATAATAATTGGTGTACAATGGTTTATGTACTGAAAACTTATTGAGAATTAATATATTATGATTACACCTTCAAAATCCCAACTGGCCAAATTAATGGCAGCTGAAAACATTACTGTTGAACAGCGTAAGGTTGAAACTGCCTACTTTGATTTAAAAGGCCGTGTTTTAGTTATTCCTACGTTTAAAGATGATATTTCTCCGGATTTATATGACTTATTCATTGGCCATGAAGTTTCTCATGCTTTAAATACTCCACCAGAAGGCTGGCATAATGCCACCATCGATTTAAAAATCCCAAAATCTGTTGTCAATGTGTGTGAAGATGCTCGCATTGAAAAGAAAATCAAACGTAAATTTCCAGGTATGAAAATGGCATTTACTAAAGGATATCGAGAAATTCTTGATATGGATTTCTTTGGTCTTGGTGATACTGACCCAAATACATTAAATTTAATTGATAGAATTAACCTAGAATGTAAATGTGGCATATATTTCAAATTACCCTTTACTGATGAGGAACGAGCACTTTTAGTTAAAGTGGAAAATGCAGAAACCTTTGATGATGTTATTGTCGTTTCGCAAGAAATCGTAGAACACATGAAATTAAATCCTCAAGAAGATGAAATTGACATTGTATTTAAATATGGTGACAATTTTGAATTGACAACGGATGATGATTTTGGTGATATTGGAGATATGGAATCAATAGAAATTGATAAAGCTGAATTGCCTCCTAGAAATGAAAAATCTAATCAAATGCCTTCTTCAGGTAGTGGTGATGTGGATGATGAACCAGATAGTGATGATGGTAACACATTAGGCGCAGGCGATAAATTAGAATCCAAAACCGATAATGCTTTTCGAGATAGAGAAAAATCATTATACGGAAAAACAGAATATGACTATGTGGATATTCCTGACCTAAATTTAGATAAAATTATTGTTGGCCATAAAGAATTATATTCTCACATTAGTTTACCTAAACAAAATTGGCAAGGATTATATCTCACTCAATTTACCGAAGAATTAGATGTAGAATTAAACTCATTTAGAAAATCATCCGGTAAAACAGTATCATATTTGGTTAAGGAATTTGAATTACGCAAAAATGCTTCACAAATGGCCAAAGCATCAATTTCTAAAACTGGTGATTTGAATATGAAAAAAATCTATTCATATAATTTTACTGATGATATTTTTAAACGATTGACTATTGTTCCTAATGGTAAATCTCATGGATTAGTATTATTCTTAGATTGGTCTGGTTCAATGTCCAATTCAATACACGAAACAATTAAACAATTATTAACTTTAGTGTTTTTCTGTAAAAAAGTAAATATTCCATATGAAGTATATGCTTTTTCAACTGGTTATCCTAATGATGGTAAAAATTTCAATTTAGGATATAAACATGGCGATATAATGTTTGCCGAGGGTACAAAATTATTAAATATTATATCATCTAAAATGAACGCATCACAATTTAGATATGCTACACAATATCTATTCTCATACGAAAAACGTAATTTATGTAATTGGTATGTTCCAGGTATGGGTCTTTCTGGCACACCATTAAATGAAACTATTTTATGTGCTATGAAAATCTTACCTAAATTTCAAAAGGATAATAAATTAGATATTGTAAATACAGTATTTTTGACTGATGGAGATGGACATACATTGCATAATGTGTATCAGGTAGTAAACCATGAGGCCGGAGAACTTAAAACTTCTAGGTCAATAAACTATTCAGCAACTATTATATTCCGTGACCCCAAAAATAAAGAAACTGCATCATTTAAATATAAACATAATCATGTTAATACTGAACAAACCATGAGTTTATTAAAATTATTAAAACTTCGCACAGGTTGTAGCATTACTGGATTCTATATTATGCCAAGGGGGTCTTTCCGCAGTGCATATAAATCTTATAAAGGCAATACGGAAGATATAATTATGGACAAATATGCTAAAGTATTCAATAAAGTAGGTTCATACACAATAACTGATGTAGGATATGATGAATACCATTTTCTCCGTAATGACAGATTGGAAATTGAAGATGATGATGGCTTTGGTGATAAAGTTGTGAATACTACATCAACCAAAACCTTAGTATCTGCTTTTTATAATTACTCAAAAAACAAATTAAATAACAAATTAGTATTAAACCGTTTTATTTCAATGATTGCTTAAGGAACTTATATTATGACTGCTGTATTATTAACTATCACCAAACGTAAATTTAACCCATCAGATTTACACGATTTACTAGAATACAAATACTTTAAAAACAAAGGTACATGGCAATCTTCATGTCCATTTGTTTTAGAGTGGCCGTATGTGAATGTTCCAATGATGCTAGATGACCTTATTGTGAACCACTATCTGGCCTCTATATCTACAATTAAATAGTTGGTTGCCGGCGCTCCGGCGCTTTTTTTAGGACTTTTATGATTAAATACAAAAATTACGAATATGTCGCAGAGGAATCTGATATGTCCCATTGGGTTCGAGTTTGTCCTGCCATTGAGGAACTGGACACCACATTCAAATGGATGCAATTGGACATTTCACCTAATACAGTCATGACTGAGGAGTTATTCAAAATGATAGTAAAACTAGACTTTCCGAACAGAGGTAAAAGAAAGGCACCTCTTTCTGAAGAAAGTATTAGAGAAATTTATGCCGTTCATAGGCAGGTTGTGGGGTTATAATGGCACAAGAAATTACAACGTACAATGTGTTTGAAGTGTCTTTTATAACTTTTAACTTTATGTCTTTTATGCTAGGAATGTTCTTTGGTGCTACGATGTGGCGTACTAAGGCACTCATTCATGTAGTGTTATACTTCATGGTTGTTGCTGTGTATTATTGGGCCAAAGCGCACTATAAATTTTAGAGGTTAAAAATGGATTTAATTAAAAGACTTAGAGAAAGGTCTGCAGGACGTAGAGATATCATATGTCAATATGGAGAACAGGACTCTATATGTGATTTATTAGATGAAGCCGCAGACGCTTTGGAGAAAATGGAGATACAAGAAATGGAACTATATTACGCAAATGCGCAAAA